TAATGGCGATAACAAAAGTCACTAAGAGTGACTTGCTAAGGTCAGATAGAAGAACGAAGTAAGGGCAGAACTTGCTCTAGGGTGCGTTTCAGGCGCTAACCGTCCACGGGCCTACAGGCTCTGGTAGTCTTCGAGGTTCTTGCTTCTGTAATGGGATAGGGTGTGGCAGAGGTAGGCTAGTTAGCGGCTCTGCATTGCCTATGAACCGTATTAGCTACAGTTCTTAAAGCCCCTTTATTATACCACCTTTATAGGCAGCTAATCAAGGGTACTTATCGAGCAGCGCCCGATAGGTCGTATTGGAAGGAACCCTTTTTAATTGACTCAAGGATTGCTTCTTCGTTCTTCTCATACTCAGCCGAGGTCATCTTACTAACCTGACTCTCAGAGAAACGGGGGCGTCCACCGGCAGCGGGTGCTGTACTACCTGACCGACCAACAGATTGGGCGGCGTCGTTGCCTGTGGCTCGTATTCGTTTAATGCCTTTGTCTGCTTTATACAGGTCGATTGCTCGAGCGGCTGACAGCGGGTCATTAGCATTCTTATATAGAGCATCCTGTATCCAGTTAGGCTGCTTCTTAGCCCATTCATGGAAGCCCGGGTCTTGTCGGATACGATCAAAGTCCGGATGGATCTTTTTCAGGGCCATCTCCGCTTTCTCACGGGTGATGCTGCTCTCTAGCTTTCGCAAGCCTTCCATCTTCTTCTCACCCATAGCCAGTGCTTCCAATGAGCGTTTCTGTGCAATGGTATCGATAATGGAGGCTACATCTGGATACTTCTTCATCCAGTCTGCAACTTCTTGCTCAGACTTAGGGAAGCGGATCTGCTTTTTAGTTGCAGCTTCCAACTGAGACTTCATCTCCTGAAGTTCCCGGTCTTTGCTAGACATCTGATTTTGCATGTGACGACGCAGGTCGCCGTATCGTTTTTTAAACGATGCTTCATCATTGTCTGTGTTTGAGGTTGATTGCGTCTCTTGTGCCAACTCTTCCGAGTAGGGCTTCTCTTCAGTATCGACAGAGTCTCGATACTCACCACGGTACTTAGCCATGATTTCTCCTTAGGGGGCCGAAAAGTAGCCGGATTTTCCTTATTTATCCGGGGTTTTGCGGGTAGCCCGTCCCACGCAAATTAACGGATGAATGCAACTTTCGGTGTGCTGTTCATCGCATAGCTGAGAGTTTCGACGGTCTCTTCTTCTTCCTCGTCGTCCTCTGCGTATTCTTCTTCGGTGATAACCTCGGCCACATCTACTTCGTTGCCTTCGGGGGTCTCGTAGGACGCCTCACCTTCTTCGTGGTATCCTAGGCCGTCGCAGTGGTCGCAGCCTTCGCCATCGCACTGTGGGCATACCATCATGTCGTCTTCGTATTCTGTTTCCTCGTCATAGAAGACTTCTTCTACTTCGTGGATCTGACCCATAGCTTGTAGTGACATCAGGCCAGCCTTAGCTTCCATCATCATTCCTGAGATGTGCTTTAGGCCGTGCCACTTAACAACGTCCGCTGGGAGAACGTACTCGCCCTCAGAGAGCATTGCAGGGATATCATCCCGTACATTCTCTGCTTCTGATCCGAGGGGGATCTCGTTACCGGATACAGGGTCGATACCCACAGTCATTCCCGGCATAGAGCCTTCCATACACGATCCGTCACAGTCGCCTCCGCAACCGCAAGGCATTCCGCCATGTGCAGCTTTCATAATTCCGTCCTCTTCATGTAATGCTTTTTGTACGGCCTCACCCCGAGCCTTCTCGTACTCAGAGAGTTTACCGTCGTCGTTTATGTCCGCCTTACTAAAGTCTAATTTGAAGGCATTATCCGACATCTCCTTACCTTCTAGTGTACGGATTCCTTTTTCGGATTCTCCTTGCGTAAGGCCGCCTTTGGAGAATTCTTCAGGTGCCTCTTCGGCTGTAGCTAAACCTGCGGTACCAATAAGACCCGCTGCCGGTGCGGCTATATCTCGAACTGCACCTGCGTAAGTCTTCCATGATGGGGCACCGCCAGCGCCTAACTTCTCGGCCTCTGCAATAATCATATTACGAGCGCCATCAGCGGTGAGTTGGCCTTCGTCGGCCATGCGCCAAATTGCTTCAGTGCTTTGGACAAAGCCTTTGTTGTTCTTTAGAGATACAGGGAAGAGTGTGCGTAGCTGTTCCCAAGAGACAGACTGCATCTCACGAGGCAAGACACCCCGCAGCTTGGCTGCGTCAGCGGTAGCATCGAAGTACAACCCGTAGCTTCCCGCCATCCCAGAGTCAGCTTTACCATCGTTGGACCATCTGGCAGGGTTGCCCTTGATATTGGAACCATTGAGGCCGTGAGTAACTTCTACTGAACTTGAACCAAGGGGCCGTAGAAGACCCGCAGCAATCTGATGAGTATCGACGGTTACGTCTACAGGGCTGTCTGGGTTGTATATGTTATTGTAGAAGTTTCGGACTTTGTGGTTGCCGCCCAACTCAGGCGAGATAGACTTAACTGATCCGTCCCCCTCTAGGATACGGACGGCCTTTGCAATATCCCCAAAACCTTGATGCACCAGACCCGCCGGTTCGCCCGACTTTTTAACAGCATAACCTAAGATATCGCCTTCAGGGCTTACCTCACGGTAGTTCTTACCGAAGTGAGCCTCGTCGTAAGCACGGAGCCACATAGCCTTCTGTTCTGGGGTTTCTAACTCGCCCCAAGTCTTACCCTTGATCTGCTCTAACACCTTGCCATTTTTACCGTCTTGGAAGGCCGTTGTACCTTTAGCCTTACGGGAGGCCGGGACAGTTGTGGTAATGTCGTCCATTGCCTGTGTCCAAGGCGCATTTGGACCTAACTCGGTGTGGTGTTTAATCAGACGTTCAGCCAAGGCCACATTCTGATACCAGTCCTTTTGCGGGGACATCACCGCCAGAACACCTGACGTTTGTTCTGAATTAAGGTCAAACCTGTCGGCTAGGCCGTTAGCAATTCTATTCGCACCACGGTACCACTGGGCGCTCTCTTCAGCGATACCCAGCTTGTCAGACATATCGTAGAGGCTTACGATGTTATCGGTCATCTGACCTTTAACATTAGCCGCCGTTTCTGCAACGTCCTCAGACCATAGGTTCTTTAACCCCGGGTAATTCTCTGCCATCATGGCAAAGTTTTCGCTCATTTTATTATTGCTGCCTAAAAGGGCCGAGGCATCGCTAACCATTTCACCCGTCTGTAGGNCATCNTCCCGTACAGATTGGGCAGGAAGTCGGGTGTCTACACGCTTATTAGGACCGCCCTGTAGGCTAAACGCTTCTTCTGTCTGGGTTGCGACTTGGGCAGGTACAGTGTTTGGNTGAGATTTCGTGTAAGGCACTCGAGGCATGTCGCCATAAACACCAGCCGCCTTGTTAATCTCAGATACCTCGGCGTCGTCTAATACCCGATTAACCTTCAGGTCGCCGCTGATCAGCCACTCGCCCGTCATGTTAGGGTTGGTCTTGTAACGGTAGAAACCCCCAAACGGTATCTGGTCTGTGATATGTGCCGTCTTAGCTTCTGGCTTGCCGTTGTTCATCACACGGGCGTTGGAGTCCGCAACCGACTGCCAATCAGTGTCCGCTGGCATCTCTACTTCCGCCCAGACGGTGTCTTCGGCTCGTAGGCGCTCAAAGTATTCTACTTCGCCCGTCTTACTGTTCTTCTTACTAAATACGTTGTTAGCGCCTTGGGCTTCTAAGTCTGCCGCTTGCTGCGCTGTGATCTTGTGTGTAGGTCCGATATGAGTTGCTAGAGGCAGATCTCCTGCATGCCATCCCGGACGATAGGCTAGGTTACCAATAGATGACTTAACCTTACCGGTCTTAGGATCAATCTCGCCAGAGACAGCTTCAGTCCATTCGTTAGGCTTGATACCGGTCTTGGCGTCCACATAGAGAGGAAAAAGTTCACCGGGGCGGTTAGGGTCTACACGGAATAGCTTGTACGCCGTCACCGTATTATTGAAGCTCTGATTAGAGGGCTTAGGTGCTGTGTACACTTCTTCAGCTAGTGTCTCTACGGAATCTGGCGTAGCCTGCTCTGTCTCTAGCTTTTTGGTGGAGAAGACGTTTCCGCCGAGCGAACCTACTGTGTTAGGGTCCATATTCTCGGCGATGTCTGCAAGGTTAGTGAGACCCTTCTTAGCNCCTTTGGCTAGTCCTTTGGTGAGGGGGAAGGCTTCGACGACTGAGAGNCCACCTTCGACCGCCGAAAGTCCCATTCCGAGTGTGTCGCCTGTGTTTTTCGCTCTTTGGAAGCCATCTATTGCGTTATCAATACCAAAAGCAATGCCAGCGGGAGTAAAATCAGCAAGGCCAATGCCATAACTTCCATCCGTAGCATTAGGGTTCCCCGTAAACTTTTCCGATAAGTCGTTGGCCTCGTAGTTACCCATACCAAACGTATCTTGTAGGAAGCCTGATATTGCGTACTTGGCTCTCTCTTGGAGAGTAGGCTCGTAGGCAGATAAAATAGAGCCATCTCCTTGAGGAGGTTCGATATCTTGGTCGCCTTTCACAGGCATACCGCCCTCGGCGAGGCCTAACGCTTCACGGACAGCCGATAAGATACCCGTGTCTACTCGGCCTTTTTGCTCGTTATAGTTGTCTACTGTACCCGGGGCGGAAACTCTGAACGCAGAGCTAGTCTGTTGGTCCAAGCTAGAGTTACCACGATTAGTAAAATCAGAACCGTCAGGACCAACAGCGGAGGTAGCGGGACCGGAGTTTGAAGTGGTGGGTGTGTAGCTAGAAACTGGACTGGGACCAGAGGACATGGCTATCTCATCGTCCGCTGGAAGGGGGGTAGTAGTCTCTGTCTCTTCTGTTTCTAGTGCCGGAGCAGCTAGTCCAGAGGCCATATCCTCGACCGTACCCGGACGACTATCCACAATCGTAATGTTGTGAGACGTAGAAGGCACCTCAACAGGAGCTTGCCCGGGGTAGCTGTCATAGAATGTGTGATTGCCAATCGTAAGGGCTTTGCCGCCGGTAAAGTCAGTACCACGCTTTTGGGCGATTGCTTTGTTCAGAAAGAATGTACGGCCACCAGAGGCATCAATACCCGTATTCAGGTATTCATTCATCTCGTATTTTTGGTTCGCCAGCGTTTCATCTGGTACTGGGATAGCGCCAACACTACCGTACTTACCAATAGGCTCAAATTGATTCCGCTGGTTAATTACCTCTTCAACCGTGTCAGGGAAACGGTCAGAAGCCAGACGGTTAAAGATCACGCCACGGACAGCGTTACGTCCTTCTTCGCCTTCGGTACCAGCCTCGGCCCACACCAGACGCTCGATCATATCCACTTCATCTTCACGAAGCTCTACAACCGTATCATCCTCATACTCAGGGACCGCATCAGGATTAACGTCCGCCATCAGGCCTTGCTCGTCTGGGTTCTCACTCATCTATTCTGCGCCCTTAATGACTTCGTCTCGGAGGGTTTTAAATCGCTTCAATTCAGAGATGGCCCCCTGCATCTCTAGGATGCGGTGGTGGTCCTTCTCCGTGTCCATGAACTGACGGATCTGATTGATACGAGCATCAACGTAAGTCAGTAGACGTTGATACTGCTCTTCATTGTTCACCAGCATAAGTAGATGGCGGTAGTCTTGCTTATCCATTAGCTACGGGGCCGCCTTGTTGGGGAGGCGGGTTACCGCCATTATCTCCGCCGCCACCGCCGGTGAAGCCCGGGCCACCCGGTTCAGGTGCTGCGCCCGGGGCGGGAGGGCCGCCTTCTGGTGTGGGAGGACCACCCTGAGGCTGTTGAGCCTGTGGAGGTGGTGGTGGCATCATAGCCTGTAACTCAGCCATCAGCTTGGCCTGTAGTGCCGCCTCACGAGGATCGTTTAGGATCTTAGCTTCGTCGAGGTCCATAGACGCTGCAATCTCACGCAGGATGTAGTCGTACTTAACAAACGGCATCATCGCAGGGTTGGCTGTCATGTTCATGAACTGCATCAGACGCTGGCTACGGATCTCGTTCCGCATCAGGCTTTCTGTGCCTCGAGCCACAACTTCCAGATCACCGACTAACTCTTTTTCGAAGTTAAACTGCATATTGAAGGCAAACAGAGAACGACCCAGAGGGTTGAGAAGATAGTCGTCGATGTTGCGTACCACAGCCTTGATCGACTGTGCGGCAGCACCCATCAGCATAGACATACCAGAAGCGGTACGGCCTACACCGGTAACGCCGGTAGATCCGTGTGCGAAGGAAGGCATACCAGTGCTTTCATCCGCCAACTGACGTGCCTTGTCGAACATCATAATGAGTTCGCTGGATACGTTAGGGAATTTAGTACCAAAGATGGCCTGACCCGGCGCACCCGCCTGACGGCGGAAGATCTTGCCCGGGAACACTTTCATGTCTTGGCCCGGCACAAGGTTGGTTTCGTCCACCTCGATAAGAAGGTTACCAGACAGTGCAGCGTTATCTACCGCCATTCGCATGAAGCCGTTCATCAGCAACTGCGTGTCTTCCATGTTTTCTGCTACACCAATACCGAAGAAGCTGTACGGGTTCAGTTCGTAAGGAACTGCGGAGTAAGGAATACGGGTAGGTGTGAATGGGTTCATCACCAGACGAAGGATCTGACCATTACATACCCATGCGTTGATCTGGATTTCGTCACGGTCTTTGAAGTCGTCGGGGATCTCGATGTCAGCCATCAGAGCAGTCTCGGTATCCATGATACCCCAGTACTCTAGTACCTCGTAACGCTCGATATCAGAGTCAACATTGTTGTCCTCGAGGATATCTTCCCAGTAGTGCTGGATGTAGTTCGTACCAAACTCTAGGGCAAACTCGATGCTCTCTTCACGGAAGAACGGACGGTTCTTTAACGCACGTAGTTGCGTACGGTTCATCCGATGACGCTCAACGGTGAACTCTGCATCTGCCATAGAACGGGCGTCTGGATCAGGGTAGAAATCCCAGATGCTTACTGCTTCCACTTTAGGGATAGTCTGCATCAGTGGGTCGTACTCACCGTCTTCATTCCAGCGAGGGTATTCTTTGTCGAATGCGAAGGGGCCTTTAAGGACGCCGGTACCAAACAAAGCACACTCAAACGCAACAGAGCGGAGGTGCTTATCGGCATTAGTTTCGTCTAGCTGGTCATGGATCTTTGTCTCCATGCCTTGGGCTGCCTTCTTAGCTGGCTCCCAAGTAACCGAAGTAGGAGTGGCACCGGGGCCAGTCTCTAGATCACCTTCTACGTCTTTAAGGCGGTCAGCATACAGGCCTGCGTCTTTCTCAAGATCTGGGCGAGTAATGTTATTCTTAGAGCCTACCTGCTTACCTAGCTTCTCCTCAATCTTCTCAGGAGTAATCTTCTTAGGGTCGTAGGATAGGGCAGCCGCCACGTTGTTAGGGAACTTGCGAGGTTCGATACCAATAGGGAACTTAGACCCGGCAAACAGTACGTCCACGATCTGTGCGTAGCTGGCTAGGACTTTAGTCTTTGTGATCTTAATGAACGCTTGTGACTTTTCGGTATCAGTGAACTGAACCTCTGGGCCGTAGAGGCCTCGGTAGTTACGATACGACTGAAGCCACCGCTCCTCGTCCATCTCACGACGGGTCTTAGAACGCTGGTACTGTGAATTGATATAGGCAACTAGACCAGAGAACTCGATGTTCTCCTGCTGTACATCGCCGTCCTCTTCTAGTGCAACGACGTTAGTATCGTCCGCCTTTGCGTCGGTAGAGAGATCTTCGGGTCGGTCCATTAAAGCCATGTTTTAGTATCCAAATACTGAGTCAGAAGGTTGCCACGAGGTGATAGGCTTGCCGCCCATTTCAAAGGGAGAGTTTGCCCGGGGCCTAGACATGACGGCGTATCTAACGGAGTCATATGCGTGGTCGCTTTTGTATCGAGGATCGATGTCGTCTGTACCCTTAGGGTCGGACGGTATTACCGGTAGATCCGCAATGATCTGGCGGCAGTTATTGAAGAACACAATTCCGGGTAGCTCTGTCTCTTCATCAATCTTCAGGAGTTCATGTAGACGGTTCTTACCCGCTACTCGGGCACCAGCGGTACGGTCAGAAGGTCTCCACCTACATCCGGCAGAAATCATCTCTTCAGCAATGCTAGGACCAATCTGTCCTCGGTTGTGCCAGCACGAACTGTCGAGGATGCCATACTGTATGTTTTCGCCGACTTCCTGCTCCATGACCGCTTTAGCTAAGTCTCGACCAGTGTGTTTACTAACGTACAGTTCTCTGTAACAGTAAAGTGTTTCGTAAGACGGGTCAATAGCAAACCAATGCACCGCACTAAATGAACTGTAACCGTAGTCACATGACCGGAACCGACGCCAGTCATTTGGTATCTCAAATGGTTCTGTGACATGGGTAGATTGGCGGAACTCAGAGAAGGCAGCGCCTTCGGCTATAGTCCAGTCGCCTTCTAGAAGCTGCCTACGCTGCATCTCAGGTAGGGAGAGCAGGTTGGTTTCGTAGGTGCCTTCGTCAAAAAGGTAGGGATTATCTCGTAGTGTAGCTGGGATGAACCGGCGATAGAAGAGAGGTTCTCCTGCCTTCTCGTGGTTCTCCGGATACAGTAATGGTTCGCCGCTCTCTAGGTCTGTTGCCACAAATGGGCGACCTTCTGGAGCAGGATCAATGAATGTAGCTTTAACCCAAGCATGGCCGGGGCCGCCGGGGTTGGTTGTAGCCCTCATGAACACCGGTAGGTCTGGGTTAGTAGTACGCAGACGTGACCTCATATAGGTCCATGCAAACGGTGTGGGGTGTTGTGTTAACTCATCAAAGGCAATGTAAGAGAAGGCCTGACCCTGATAGCGGAGAACGTCTTCGTCCCGCTCGAGGTATGTCATCCAGAGCCGTGCGCCTGAAGGGAAGACCCACTGGCTCTTCTTCTCCTGCCATTTCGCTCCCGGGTACGCTTTCGGATACAGTTCCTGACTTTTCCATACAAGCTCTCGAAGCTCGTCGTTTGTACGTCGAAGGATGAGTCCGTTGAACTCAGGTACAGCAAAATACCGGAGGGGATCTGCGAGTAGTCCGAATGACTTCCCTCCACCGGCTGCGCCTCCGTAGAGGACTTCTCTTTCCGGGGCTGCCAAGAACTCAGTCTGTGGCCCCGGGTTAGGTTTGAAGATGACTTCCCGTTCTTCGGGTACGGCCTCAAAGTCTAACTCCTCGCTTATTCCCGCTTTAGGCATACCTAGGCGCTCAGGCTCAGGTTCAGCGGTTTTGTTCAGCTTCTTCTCCGTCATCGTCATGACACGCTTGGCGTCAGAGATCTTACGTTTGAGACGGGCTTCGTGCTTCTCTTTAGCGGTCTTAGGCTTGCGCTTCTTGTGGTCTTTATCGAGAGCCTTGCGTCGGTCGCCGTTGCGGTGACGCCGCCAGATGTTGTTCAGGCCTTGGTGCGAAATAGACACACCGGACTTCTCTGACAGCCAACGTGCCGCTTCACGGAAGGAGTGGCCCTTGTCTAAGTAGTCCATCGCCTCTTCTACAAGAGGGACCATCTCAGGATCTGGGATTAGCTTTAGGGGATCTTCTTCGTCTGCCTTATAAGCATACGGTATCTTCTGGGCAGCGTTACTTCGTGTCTTGTTATCCCAAGCCATCTTCTTCAGTCTTTTTCGGCGGAAGGATGAACACGCCACCTTCAACCCCTTTGACCTCTACCAGTTCTTTCTTTACCAAGCCTGAGCGATCAAGAACTTCACGGGCAGCAGCCACAGCATTCCGTGCGCCCATAGCACTCGGATCATCCAATACGCCGATAATGCCTAGTGCGGCCTTAGGTGCGTTGGATGCCAGCAACATACCGGCACGCTCTACGATCTCTTCTTTGATCGGTGCGATAGCCTCGTTGATGCGAGTTGAATCAGAATAGCCAGCAATACGCATAGCTTCTCGGGTATTGCCTTTGGCTTCACCCAGTAGAGCCTCTAGGAAGGCTTCCTGACGTTCTGTTAACTTCTTATCGGTCATTTGCTCATTAGCCTTTGTTCGAGATGCTGGATGGTAGCCTCTGCCCGAGCCAAGGATGCCTTGAGTTCTGAGACCTCACGCAGGAGTTGCTCTTTGTCCTCAAGTACCTTGTCCAGCTTCTCAGACAGACGATCTACTTGGTCTTTCAGGGTTTCCTGAAACTCTGCTCGAGAGTTGTTATCGTTCTTCATTGCCTCATAGGACCACTGCGCCCGTTTGCTCAGATACGTCCACAGTCCCCCTGCTGAGACCACGGCTACGATCACTGGGATGTATTGTTCAATGTTCATCTATAAACCGTCTGTGTTCTAGGATCTGTCGGTGGACTAGGTTAGCTAAGTACAGTGACCAGCCTGCAAGCCATATCAGTGCGGCAGCATGTGCCATCTGATCAATCATGGTCATTCCGTCATTGCCACGGGTATAGCCATTCATGGTGCCGTCAGACCTCATCACATGATAGACTTGGGCCTTAGGGCTATGGTCATGAGCCATCATGTATTGGAACAACACGATCATGCTCAGGAAGAAATCTGCAAGCAGAGTGTACTTCAGTAGGATACGAGGTAACCAAACCGTGGCTACTAGGACTAAGACACTCATACCGGCCCATGCTGTAACCAAGTAGGCATCTACATGCTTAACGAACATTCCGGCCATGATGGCTCCGCAGATAGCACAGGCAATGTGTTGGGCAGGCCCATTTGCACTACGGACCTTTTCAAGTGTCCCACGGAGGCCGTAGGCCTTCACTTCTTCTTCGCCTTGTTCTTCTTGGAGTTAGGCCAACCCTTCTGCATATCCTTGTAAGCCTTGTCGCTGACAGTGCTTTTCTTCTTGGACTTAGCAGTGCCCTTCTTCTGGGCATTTCGGATGTTTTTGACTAGGGACATTGAATTACCACTTTTTGCATGACCAGTATCGTGCGGTCATTTTGTCATTGGCCGTGTCGCACTTATGACGGGCACGGAAAGACTTACGTCGCTCGGGGTTGGACTTCTTGATCTTCATGTTGGGATCACCGAAGCGGACGATCTTTTCCTTGCCGTCCTTACAAGCCTTAACCACGAACTTCTTCGAGCCGTCGGGGGTACGACGAGGCTTGTTACACTTCATCTTGGATTTATCGATTGCCAAACGCTGCGTCCCAAATCTCGCCACGGGTTACGCCGATGTCCCGTAGTTCTTTGTCTGTAAGGTTGTTCAACTGCCAGTACGCTGCTCGGCGTTCTTGTGTGCGGACGATGGCTTTGTAGATTGCTTTTAACCAGATCATAATTATCTCCTCTTGATTGGTTCAGAGATAATTATACCGCACCCTGTTAGGTGCGTAGTAGTGCCTCTTAGTGAATACCCGCTATGCAGGAACTCCAAGTTCTACAGGATGGCAGTAAGGGATGGCTGTGAAGCCTTGTTCGTTGTAAAACTGAGAGACTATGGTTGTTTCAGACCAACAAGCCTGCTCGTCGTATAACACGTTGGGCGAACCTATAAGAGTACAGCCTGTAGCCGCTGGGGCACAGAGGTACACCAATGCCACCCAAGCAGTCATTTCTTTTTCTTCTTCTTAGCCATGCCGCCGTAGCTGGCCTCAACTACTTCACCCTTCTTGTAGGTGCCTGCCTTCTTGGCTTTGTCCGCAGTCTTCTTCTGGGCCATACCACCAGAACTATACTTATCGACTTCCATGTAGCCGCCCATAGCAGCTTTTACGGATGCGCCGCAGTTTGCTTTTTCTACCTTCATCGTGAGTTCTCCAGATTACGAACCTCACGGTTGAGGTCGTCTTTGATATCTTGTGGATCTTCCTTCACTAGGGTCGATGGATAGTCCTCATTGTAGAAGTCACCATAACCACGGAAGATCTCGGCTTGGGTATCCGCTTGATGCTGGGTGATCAGGCCTTCTTCAACGAGAAGTTCCCGGGTTCTCTCGAGAGACAACCGCACTCCAGTATTGGCCTCGATGGCCGCTCGGATGTAGTGTAAATTTATGGACAAGGGAGTCACTCACTGAGTGGAGTATCCGCCACCTAATAATTATACCCCATATGGTACACTTAGGTCAACGGTGTGCGGGATAAGTATTTTACGGATTGCCAAAGTGCTAAATCCGTGCTACAATCCTAATTGTGGTTAGGCGGGGGTCTAATAGTCCCCCCTAGCCTGTTCTTAATCAAGGTAGGTGATCAAGATCTGTTAAGGCTCGGGCTTAGGCTCGGGCCTTTTCTGTTGTCTGGGCCTGTACCCAAGCGGCTACGAGCAATAGTTCAGATAAGTCACTATCGTTCTTAATTCGGTTGGCTCTTTGGGAGATAACCGAGACATTACCCGGCACATAACCTACGTCAGGCTCTAGGCGGTCTATAGACGGGCTTTCGTCGGCTCCACCACGACCATCCTTGTACCAATCCAGCTTAATACCTAGCACAGGGCACGTTAGAGGCACTGGCATCAGGTCTTCGACGGTAACCTCGAAGGGTATGCCATTATCTCGGCACTTATTAGCGGCTACATACAGATTACTGGATAGTTTCTTCCGTACATGGGCCTCAAGCATCTCTGCCTTAGAGAAGTCAGCTAGTTCTTCCTCACTCCACATCATCGAGGTCTCCTACTTCAAAGAGATCCCCGACATTAGACAGTGAATCTTCCATTCGGGCGGCTACGTCCCGCATACGGGCGGCATGACGCTCAAATTCATGTGCAATGCCATACAACTGCTTATACCCATCGCTGAAATCACGGGCGATATCGACCACCGTCTCCACAATAGGCTGGAACTCTATCCTTACCTCTGTCGAGTCGTCGTTATCCGAAAGATAAAGGAAGGAATTAAGGTACAAGGTGCCGTCATCGTCCACCTCAAGGTCATGTTCGAGGTAAACTGGCACCTCGAGTTCTAAGCTAACGCCGAAATCCGACATAAGACGCCCCTTATACTGGCGCATACCCGGATACTGGCCCCGGATCTCGTTAAACTAGCCAGATATAGGGCCTAGGTCAACTGCTAAGTGCGTATTTAGCCACCTAACAAGCCGGGTTTACAGTTATACCACACCAAACCCCGGAAATAAGCCTTTGGGTTTTGACATTACGCAGTTCTGGGTCCGCACCGGGGCTGTTTACGGTACCGAAATCCCTAGATTTGGTCAGAGTGGTATACGCTAACGGGTACCCCCGGGGGTGGCGCTCGGTGGGGGGCCTCGCTCGGCCTCGGTCTGGCCTCGATACGGCCTCGAAACCCCTTGTTTTGCTGGGGTTTTAGCCCCTAGGTTAAAGCTCAGGCGCTCGAGCGTGTTACCTCTTAGGTATCGGCCCCGATATCGGGAGACCCTACCCCCTATAGGGCTGCGGCCAGATGGTGGGCTGGGCGTGGTTTCGGTCTCGGGCCACGAAAAACTCTCAGCCGTTGCCAAACGCATAACGCCAGAGGGCGGGGGCCTCGGGTGCATGATACAGCCCGACATCCGCCAGCCCCTCGCCTCGATCACCGGCCAGACATCCGCACCGGCAGCCACCCGATCACATCACCTCGGCCACCACCTCAGACGGCCCACACTCTCAGACGCCCTGCAAGGCCCCTCTCGTGCCCATCTCTGCACTGTCGGTAGGCTTCCCCTGCTCGATCAATCAGCCTGCGCCCCTGTGCCCCCTCTCAGACGCTCTGAGGGCATAAAAAAACCCCCACCGAATGGCAGGGGTTCTTGGTCTCTGTTGTGGGCTGCGGCCTAATCGTCGGCCAGTTCCTCATCCATGCTCTCGGTGATGATGTAGCCCTTTGCCTCGGCCCACGCCTCGAGTGCAGGGACGCACAGCATATAGACGGCCTCACTTTCAAAGGTGGCTATTGGCTCGGCCCATGCCTGCGGCTTTTCCATATATACTGTCAGGCTCATGTGATCGGTTCCTCTAGTGTGCCCATGATCTTGGCCATCTGCCACGCTTCTCGGGCATCCCAAATGCTGCACCCCTTTGCCTCTTTATAGCGCTCGATCCAGTCCATGCGGTCCCACCTTGGCTTGGCGGCTCGGGTTGCTGCTCTGATCCATCTTATCTCTGCGTCATAGTTCATGCTGCGCCCTCCCCAGATAACAGCCTCTCGATTGCGTCGAAGTAAGCGGTCATCTCATCATCACTTTCGAAATAGGGTGTGCCGCAGCTCAGATCGTTGAGCGTTTCACGGCCACAGTGCAGCCCGTTATAACGCAGGTCTGCCCAATAGTTGGTCAGTGCTTCCTTGATGGTGATCATGCTGCGTCCTCCTCAAGGTGAAACGAAAGCAGGCTGGCGTCGTTATCATATAAGAACACCGTCAGCCCCAGATCCTTGATCGTATAGCCTGTGCATGGGCCGTGGTCACAATCTTCGTCTCGGTCCACTGTTACCGTGTGATATCCCTCGACCTCAGTTATAGCTTTATCCCAGACCTTCATGCTGCGCCCTCCTTCTCGATCTCGGCCAGCGCCTCGAGCGGTTCAACGCTTATGTCAGCATCATAGTCGCCGTCGTAGGTTTTCACATGGCCTTCGCCTTCCTTGGCCTTGCGGATGGCCTCGGCCTCGCTCTCGGCCTCGACGTGGTAGACATCCACCGACATATAGCTGCGCAATACCTCAAACCTCATGCCGCCACCTCATCTTTCAGCGTCTCCAAGATGGCCTCGAGCCTGTGGCCCATCATGGCGGCGGTGTGATCGACAGCCAGCCAGACAAGATCACCCAGCGACAAGATGCGGGGCGCTTGGTCATAATCGGTGATCTCGGCCAGCACGTCATCGATGGCGTCCTGCCAATGATCATCGGCCAGTTTGGCCAGCACGTCTCGGGTGTAGATCAGCCCATTCCAAGAGCCATTCACGCACTGAGCCTGCAACAGTTTCTGCACGATCAGGTCAGGGCTGGCCCATGCGTCCCCATCGTTCAGTTCGTCCCACAAGTAAACCTCGATGGCCCCTGTCGGATCCAAGCGGCGCTCGAGTTCTTTCATTTGTTCGTTGGTCATGGTCATTTCTCCAAGTTAGATTTCGGTGGTGATCAGGTGGCGATCCAATACAGGACCGCCCCCCAGAATGTTACAAAGCCGATCAGGCAATACAGGCCAGACATCAGCGGCCCCAGATACGCTGCCAGATGTTGCGGCTGGTCAGGCTGCGTATCTCGGCTCGAGCCTCGACAAGGCGGCTGCGCATATCGTTTAGCTGGCCCTCGAGCGCCTCATAATCTTTGCGCTGATGTAGACATTCAGCCTCCCAGCGTTTGGCCCATGTGTCGCCATCGTTGAGCCGTGCGAGGGCTGCGGCCTCGTTAAGTTGGGCACACATCAGCTTGCCTTGCAGTTCGGTCACCTCGGCTGTGGCTCGATGCCAGCCCCGCTCGAAGCCTGCGCCAGTTTCTCGGACGCTCTCGAGCGTTTGCTCGGCGCTCTCGGCTCGATGCGTCAGGCTGCGGATCGTCGCCTGATCTGCGTTGTGGTCTGCATCCCGTGCCTCGATGCGGCGTTGCAGCCGATCGATACGGCGCTGCGCTTTCTCTGGGATGTCGGCATCGCCGAAGCCCTCGAGTTTTATTGGCGCTTGCAGTGCGGTGATGATTGTCTGTTCGTTCATGGTCATTTCTCCAAGTTAAATGGTGGGGGACACTCGGCCCCCCGTTAGTGATTAGGCGGCCATCCCGACACGCTGCATTGCAGGGTGGGCGATCAGTTGCCCAACCTCACGCTCTCGGCGATCCAGAACCTCGGCCACGTTGTCGATGTTGGAACTGTTGCGGACGCCAAAGCGTTCGCTGTTGTGGCTCGAGCGGTAAGTCAGCGCCGAATAGAGCGCCCACGTTGTGGCCCCCCGTTCCTGCGCCTCGATGTCGAATTGCTCCATGATGCCTTTGACCGTGCGGCCAGCCATCCCCGCCTCTTCAAGGGCCAGTTCGGCCTCGGCTGGGTTGATCTCGTTAAGCGCCCAACGCTGCCAGATGCTCACCCGCTCTTTGAACCGCTCGGCCTCGAGCGTAACAAAGGTCTTCACCTTGTTGGGGTTAAAGCCTGAGGTGTGGCGGAACACAGATGTTTCGAATTCGCCAAAGGTCATGCCGTTGGTGCAATACCAGTCAATGGCCCCAGCCGTCGCACGAATACTTGTGCCTGAGAAGCCATTAACCACCGCTACCCGAAATTTCAGTTGGGTGCTGCGGCCTGTTAGCTGGCGGATGTCTGCACCCAGCTCAGGAAAAGAATATTCAAAGCGGCTAAACCGACCGTTGCGGCTGGTATGCTCCCGCAGTTCGATCCCCTGCAAAGCACGGGTAGGCAGTGCAGCCTCGCAGCCCTCGGCCAGTTTGTCGGCAAGGTCTTGGTTCTGTGCGATGGCGTAGCGTTCACCCACTACACCCAGCGGCTGGTTCGTATCGGTGCGGCGGATCAACCGCCCGACATTGTGCGGCACCTCACCCATCGATGCTGTGCCGTTGTCGTTCTGGTCATAGCAATGGAACAGATCGACGGCCTCGGCCTCGAAGCCTGTTTTGTCCAAAGCAGGAAACAGGCGGCGCATCTCTTGGCTCGGCTGCTCGGCCTGCTGGCGGCGGTGCAGTTCCTGAGCCAAGTTGATGATCTCGGGGGACAGGTGCGAAAGGTTTGCAAAAGTGTTCATGGTCATTTTCTCCAAGTTAGTGCGGGGCGGAAGTGCCCCTACCCAAACACCAGTAAATCCATTTCATGACCTTAGCAAGCACTTTGTTAAATCATGAAGCTGCACCTTGCTGCGCCGTTTTCCTTTTTTCTTATATATGAACCTGCGTATGCCTGCACCTAAGTAGGTGCAAGAGTGTGTATAAGGATGAGTATTGCTGTGGATAAGTATTGGTGGATGCTTGAGTTGCAGTTAATGCTTGACGTGCCAGTAGTTTTCAAAAATAAAGGTGACCTATGGTAATCTTATACGAACGGAAGGTGAACGATGATACTAACAAAAGCTGACGCATACGAACTAGGAAATGCACTGATCGATGCCTCCGATTCTGATAAAGACCGTGTTGTGATCAAAGTAGGTGAAGGCGCTATAGTGGCGGTAATGCCCTTAGATGATGGGCATGATGAAGGATACACTACCATTGCTAGGATAGTATCCGACTAGCAGTAATGCTTTGACGTGCAAGTAAATCAGGCTCCTTCGGGGGCCTTTTTTAATGAAAAAACCCCTCGATCCGGAGACCAAGGGGCTGAGTTAGAGCATGAGGCTCACAGGGAGGATGCGGAGCAGGTAGTCCGCATGACCAGACTAACAAAACACCACACCATGTCAATTAAATCTTTTCTATTGACGTTAACTAAGTGCTTATAGTAGCGATTAGTGGCGATATAACTGATGGAGTTATCAGAATGACAGAGAAGATTAAATACCTCGAGCGTAGAGACAGGGCCAGCGGTCCTATCTGGGTCTGCAATCCTTCAGACTATGCTAAAGAGCATGTGGAAGCATCCTACGAGCAGTTTAAGAGCCGTGAAGAGGCTGTAGAACACTGCAAGATGATCTCCCGTGCCCTTGAGGAGTTCGAGCGCACCCGAGAGAAGCGGTCTAAGCTGGATAGAGAGACCGTGGATGCCTTGTTTCACTTCTACACACAGCACAAAGCCTTCAAACTGAAGTCAGCCAACACCCAGCGGACGTACAGGTTCTTGTACAAGACAGTCTCCCACCTTCGCATTGGCCAGTCTAACACCCCCTTCGGCCAGTTGCTGGCTCGAGGTGTCGATGCCGAGATGGCAGACAAGGTCTACGACACTGTGCGAGAGACCTACAGCATCCACCGAGCCAATGGCGTGTGCAAGATCCTACGCCGCATATGGTTCACTGGACGACGAGGCTTCATTTCGCCTAACAGCACCAACCCATTCGCTATGATGGGCCTGACCGAGACACCACCTCGTGTAGTGCTATGGGAGCCGGAGCAAGTAGCCAATTTCATCGACAAAGCAGACAGCCTAGGCCTACCCAGCGTCGGCACACTGGCTCTGATGTGCTACGACCTGTGCCAGCGCCCGGGTGATATGCGTAAGATGCTCTGGAAGCACTACAACGACGGTGTCTTCACCTTTGTCCAAGAGAAGACAAAAGCCGAAGTGTATGTCGAAGCCTCCCCCCGACTAGCAGAGCGCCTAGAGACGGTTGTGAGAGGCTCTGACGACGATCCTATTGTCCTGTGTGAGACTACAGGCAGACCTTACGACAATCGACTGTACAGCAAGTACGCCGCCAAGATCAGAGAGGCGGCAGGACTGCCTACGACACTCCAACTACGAGACCTACGACGTACCGGAGCCACTGAATTAGCAGAGGCTGGCTGTACCGAGGACGAACTACGATCAGTCACCGGTCACATGAGCCGTAACGTGCTGAACGTCTATGTGAGGCCAACTAAGAAGCTGGCTTCGAAAGCAATGAGCAAGAGGTTTGGATGACAGACGACATAAACGAGGCCCGAAAGGCATTTGAGCAAGAACTAGAGCGGTTGGTAGGCAAGCCAACACAACAAACCACAGAGAGACTGATCGACCTGATCGTAGCAGTCCGAGACCAGCTAAGGAAACGAGATGGAAGATAACATCCCCGCCTACATCCTCAAAGAGATGGAACAGATGGGAATACTACCCCGCCATCCTCTTGAGGAAACACAGAACGAACCCGTGGTCCCACGGACCTTTGAATATAATATGCCAGAATTGGATGAGAACGGAGAACCCCCCTTCTAATGATTAGAGCAACATACATCGACCACATGGGCAGTGACCTGTCCGTAGTAAACGCAGCACGGGTATCGTTTGGTAAGAAGAGTGCGTGGAACTGGTCTAAAGAGCTAGAGAGTGGAACAGGTAATGGCAATACACTGAAGGCAGGAGACACCAAGCTAATAGACTACCTAGCCAAGCATAAGCATCTGTCACCCTTCGGTCATGCCTTCGCATCCTTCCACGTCAAGGCTCCGATCTTTGTAGCACGTCAGTTGGTCAAACATTCCTATCTCCGGTGGAATGAAATATCCCGTCGGTACGTCGATGATGAGCCTGAGTTCTATCAGCCTGAGGTATGGCGTGGGCGTAGTGAAGACAAGAAGCAAGGTTCAAGCGATGAAGTGATTGAGGTTCTACACTGGATGGAACAAGATTATGAACTTTCAATAGATGGCCATCCTTTTTACGACAACGTAGAGCGAGAACCCAATCAATGGACTTCTTACGTACACGAGGAAGCCCTCAGTTTGTACCATGGCATGTTAAACAGCGATGTCGCCCCTGAGATGGCACGTATGGTCTTACCACAGTCCACCATGACTGAGTGGTACTGGTCTGGTAGCTTAGATGCCTTTGCTAATATGTGCCGCCTACGGTGTGCCTCTGACACGCAGTACGAGAGCCGTGTAGTAGCTGATCAGATCAGTGAGACGATGCAGGAGTTGTTCCCTGTAAGCTGGGATGCCCTTATTACCGTAAAAGATAAAAACCTGTGATACTGCGAGTAGTAGCCCCGTATTTATCGCAAACAGTAAGAAGACAAGTTATGGAGTCTGCCAATGCACTATAAAAAGATAAACATAGGATTTGACGCCCAAGAGGTGTCAGCCGGTCCCATTGACGTGATTAAGTATGGCATAGAGAAGGATGGTGAGTTCGAGGGCATTGCCTACAAGAACTGCATCATCAGCCATAAGCTGACAGCCCAGCTACTCAACCATATGCCTGCGCCATTAAGGCATAAGTTCGTGCCTCTACATATGCACATCAACCGAGACATCATTCCACACATCGACAGCGGCGTGTGTACGGTTGTTAACCTGTACCTAAAGGCTGGCGGATACACTACGGACTTCAATAAGCTCAAGGAGGGTGCCAAGCCGTTCAAGCTGCCTAATCAGACTACAGGCTGCTCCTACCAGTTCGAGGATGTAGACACTATTGCATCCTTTGTGGCAGAAGATGGAGACGCATACATCCTAGATGTAACGAAGATACACAGTGTTCACTCTGGGTCTGATAAAGATCGAATCGCTTTGGCTCTGTCTACTAAACTGGACTTCGATACCGTCTGTAAGATCTTCGACACTGAAAAAACTTCAGACGGAGGCCACTAAAGCCCACTCCACCCCACTAGGGGTAAGTTTATTTAATGATATCAGTACTTTGGTTGCGGGAGTAGGATTTGAACCTACGACCTTCAGGGTATACGACCTAGTAGGTATATCAGTGAGTTGCAGCTAGTGGTAGTGGCTGGCCTGTTAACTAAGTGCGCATTTTAGCACTAGACAAACGAAAAGTTAGGTGTAAAAGGGAGGGGCCGCTAGGCCCCGACCGTCCCCTTAGTGGAGGCTAAGATGCAGTACTCATACCGAGACCAAGTAGAGATACTATCGTCTATCAAATTAGCAGATGGGGAGAAGAAATCCTTAGACTGCCCATTCTGCGGAGGCCGTAAGAAGTTTGGTATACTCAAGCAGGATGGAAGACTTCTTTGGAATTGCTTCAGGTCATCTTGTGGGATCAAAGGATCTCATCAAGTTGGTAGAGGCTTAGACGGAATTAAGAATCATATCCAGAAGAAGACGGCTAAGGCGGTCTACTATAACTCTCTGCCTAAAATAGTTAGTTCACCCAAGAATCACCCAGAGGCCATAGAATACCTACACTCAGTAAATAGCTGGGAGGCTTACTCTTGTGGTGATATCAGGGTTCAATATGCTCCTAGAGACAATAGAGTTCTATTCTATACCTCAGACGGTAAAGGTGCGGTAGGCCGAGCTTTAGACGGTAGGACACCCAAGTGGTATACTTACGGCGATACAAGTAAGGGAATACAAGTAGGTAGTGGTATCCCAGTATTAGTCGAGGATACACCTTCAGCCTGTTCTGTCTCTAGAATAGATGGCTACAGCGGCTACGCACTCTTAGGCACAAAGATTACTCCAACTATTAGATCTGAACTACGCCACTTAGCTAAGGTAATAATTATTCTTGACAAGGATGCTAGTAGTAAGGCAGTGTCCATAGCCAGCAGTATTGGTGGTTTAGTAGAGGTGAGCGTTAGATTCACAAATACGGACTTGAAACATTTGACCGTAAGTGAGATGCGGACGCAGCTAATGCTGTAGGGAGAGCAAAAGACATGAAAGCCAGAGGTATATTAGTCGTAGACTATGAGTTTGAAGGGTATAGCGAAGCAGCCGAAGAAGAGGCCAGACTAGCTGAAGCCCTAAAGTCATTGATCACGGGAAACCGACGTGTGGTCCATCACCAGATGGATCTTAAAGAACGTAGAGGCGATGCGCCTTTGGACATAAAGCGGATGAAGTTCCGCAACAACTAGACCTGCCCCATACTAGTAGGATTTAGAGGCCTCGCTTTTAGCGGGGCTTTTTTTATGTCTGATGTTGACACCTAAGTGCGTGTCGTGCCACTTATCTAAGCACACTAACTTGAGCAGGAGAGTGCGACTTGGACCACGCAATTTTGAGGAACTTACTATCGAGTGAATTTTATGCAGATAACAAAGGCCGTCTAAAGCCTGATCTGTTTGGAGATGAAGGGCAGGAGATCTACAAGATCCTATCCAGCGCCCACGATAAGTATGATCACGACATAACCGCCAGAGAGTTGTTGGCTCTCTATGACGTACACAACCCAGTAGCTACGGAATCAGATCGATCCCTAGTTAAGGACATGATCCAGACCATCGCTACTACAGAGCCAATGTCACAAGACATCGCTTCAGATGTTATTGCTGATATGTGGAAAAGATCTGAGGGTCTGGAGATAGCCAACCTCGGTGTGATGATTAACGAAGGCAACTTCGATCTTTACGACCGCCTACGCCAGAAGCTGGAGAAGATAGAGAATGGTTTCTTGCCGGACGACTTTGGAACTCCGACTACAAAAGACATCTTTGAACTTATGGCTACGGCCACCGACGAGGCACGTTACGCCTTTAACATCGAATCCCTCAAGGAGGTCTGCTACGGCATTGGGCCGGGGGAGTTCGGCATTGTCTTCGCCACGCCTAACACTGGTAAGACGGCATTCATCGTAAGCATGTGTTGTGCGCCCGGAGGTTTCTGTTCCCAAGGTGCCAAGGTTCTGATCCTTGGTAACGAAGAGGTTACTAAGCGTACTATGTATCGTGCGCTGCAAGCCTACACCGGTAAGGACAAGTATCAGATAGCAGAAGATCCCGTAGCAGCCAGACGCAAGTTTGCTGAGATCGAAGACAACATCGAAATGTTTGATGCCCAAGACTGGAGCATCGATCAGATTGAGGCCAAAGCTAAGGCTCTCAATGCTGACATCCTAATCATCGACCAAGCAGACAAAGTGCAGATTGAAGGCAGCTACAACGCAGGCCACGAGCGTCTGCGTGAGTTGTATCGTCGGCTGCGGGAAGTAGCCAAGCGGTGTGACTGTGCCGTCTTCGGCGTGTCCCAAGCCTCGGTAGAAGCTGAGAAGAAGAGCCGTCTGTCTTACACCATGATGGAAGGATCTAAGATTGGTAAGGCCGCCGAGAGTGACCTGATCATTGGTCTAGGCCGACACAACGCAGAGATGGAGACTAACGAGCCAGACCATACTCGGTTTCTGACTATCTCAAAGAACAAGCTGTCGGGTTGGCACGGCACTATCGTCTGCAACATTCAGCCGGAGATATCTCGCTATGTTGAATGAGACTGACCTGCACGAGTTCTACGAAATGATGGAGAAGAAAGAGGCGGAGCAGAAGCGTAAGCCTAACCATCTACTCTCAAAGCAACTCCAGATCCTTGAGGAGTTTCTCAAGCTGGAGAATAACCTGCGGGAGATCATGAAGCGATGAACGTCCTATTTCTTGATCTAGAGACCACCGTTAAGAAGATAAACGATAAGACGGACAACTCTCCAAAGAACCCAGATAACAAATGCGTGGCGGCCTATTGGGCTAAGGCGGATATCTTTGGGCCAACTGTAGAGCGGTCTGTCTACCACCACAACGAGCAGGACATTCCTGACAGCCGAGATGCTTTGCAAGAGGCATTAGACTGGGCGGATCTAATGGTGTGCCACAACACTAAGTTCGACGCCTTCTGGCTGATCGAGATGGGGTTTCGTATACCAGATCGTATATACTGCACGATGGTGGCGGAGTATGTTCTGGCCCGTGGCCAGCGCACAGAGTTGTCTCTTAAAGCTACAGCCGAGCGGCGCAATGTTACTCGCAAGAAGTCTGACTTGGTGGACGAGTTGTTTAGGTCTGGCACAGGCTTCGAAGCCATGCCTCTGGCTACGGTCCACGAGTATGCTGATGCAGATGTCATTGCCTGTTCAGAGATATACTACCAGCAACAAGACGAGCTACAGACGGAGTACGGCCAGCCTCTTAACAAGGTGCTGGACCTTATGTTTGATATGATGGGCTTCCTTCTCGAAATTGAAGGCAACGGCATTCGTATTGATCTGGATGTCCTTGAAGAGGTGGGTCGAGGTTATCAGGCTGAGAAGGATCAGCTAGAGAAGCGTCTGGTAGAGATCGTCGAAGAGGTTATGGGCGATACCCCTATCAACTTAAACTCTGGCGGCGACATGTCTAAGGTAGTCTACAGCCGTCAGGTCATAGACCGTGATGAACACCGTAAGCGTTGGAACATTGGAGTGGATGCCAGAGGTCGACCCCTCTATCCACCCCGCCAAAACCAGAGCCAGTTTGCTCGGTGTGTTCGTGAGACCACCCAGAAGGTCTACCGGACAGTGGCACACCACTGCATCGAGTGTGATGGTAAGGGTAAGATCCAGAAGATACGCAAGGACGGCCAGCCGTATAAGCAGCTTACCAAGTGCCCTGTCTGTAAGGGTGAAGGTGCTTTGTATGTGCCTACAGGTCGTGTAGCCGGATTAAAGCTGACACCTACGTCGGCTGCGGATGCGTCCATCAACGGGTTCAAGACCGACAAGACTACGGTCAAGCGCCTCATCCAACAGGCTAAGTTCAAGGACAACTTAATTGCGGTAGAGTTCTTGGAGAAGACTAGCCGGTTGAATGCGATCAGTACCTACCTCGATAGTTTCATCAAAGGCATCAATGCTTGGACACGTCCCAGTGGACTACTACACAGCAGCTTTAACCAGACTGTTACTGCTACTGGACGACTGTCTTCGACAAACCCTAACTTCCAGAACTTACCTAAGGGGAATAAGTTCGAGGTACGAAAGGCTATCATTAGCCGATTCGAAAATGGGTTAATTGGAGAGGCCGACTTCTCTGGCCTAGAGTTCCGTGTGGCGGGGGAACTATCACAAGACCCTCAGATCATATCGGACATTAAGAACGGCAAAGACGTTCACAGCCAGACCGCTGGTATTATCCACCAGATCGAGGCCAGTGAGGTCACAAAGGATCAAAGGTCTGCGGCAAAGGCGGTGACGTTCGCTCCCCTTTATGGGGGCATGGGAGCAGGTCTGCCGAGCCATGTTCAGGTCTACTTCCAAGAATACTTCAACGTCTACAAAGGCCTAAAGAAGTGGCATTCAGAATTGGCTGACGATGTTCTGAAGAAGGGCTACATCCAGACACCTTCTGGACGACAGTTCGCCTTCCCCGGAGCCAAACGTATGCGGTCAGGTAGGGTCACTAACCACACCCAAGTGGTAAACTTTCCGGTGCAGAGTTTTGCTACAGCAGACCAAGTCCCCTTAGCCTGTATCCGAGCGCAGAAGTATTTCCGTGAGCATAAGTTACAGTCCAAGTTGATACTGACTGTGCATGACAGCATTGTCGTAGACATCCACCCAGATGAAATTGATCAGGTAAAACAAGGACTCAAGTGGGCCATGACTGGTGTGCCTGATGAGATGCTCGAGCGGTTCAATTACAAGGCTACCTTGCCTCTGGATATTGAGTTCTCTTGTGGTCCTAATTGGATGATACAGGAAGAACTAAGTGTTGACTGACGCACTTAGCTAAACTACAAAGAAAGCCTAAACAGAAGGAGATCACGATGAGTGATTTAGCAGTAATCGATCGTTCAAAAATGGCAGAACTCAATGCCATCCTCGGCCTCAATGATGGCCCTACTACAGGTGGTGGTCAGGCAACTAACCGCTTACCAGAACTGAAGTTCAACTATCAGCGCAAAGACAAAGAAGGTCGCTCGATCAAGGACAAGATTGGCCACCTCTACGTTAAAGGTGCTGGCCAAGAAGTGTATGCGGAGAGCGTTAAGATCCGTGTACTGTCTCAGGTATATCAGTGGATCGACTTCGACGAAGAAGAGATGCGCCCTCGTAACAAGACCATCATGGTCCCTCGCTTCTCTATGGAGCCTATCGACGAGAAAGGTACTATCCGCTGTGGTAAGCCTACATCACGTCAGATGGCTGACTGGTCAAAAGAAGAGAAGGCTAAGTTCAAGAGCATCGATCTGTTCCGCCAGCTTCGTGGCTTGGTGTCCTACACCGGGGTCACTGCTGATGGTGACGAGGTCACTGTAGAGAACCAGCCGATGATCCTGATGAACAAGCGAGGCAACTACATGGCCTTTGAAGATCAGGTCATCAAGAAGATCAACGGTCGTGACTTCAAAGATTACTGGATTGACCTCAAAGGCATTGAGAATGAGATGGGATCTGTGGTATACTATACGTTCGACTATAGCCCAGACCTACTAAATCCTGTGGGCCTAGACGAAGACACCTACCAGACCATGTTGCACTTCGCTGAAATGATTTCGTCTGAGAATGACAAGATCAAGCAGAAGTACAATGCTTCTCTGGGCGGTATGGATGCTATTGATGTAGCTGCTATGTCGGCTCTGGACGAAGATCTCGCTGACGACTTCGTGTAATGGAGCATCCGCACGAGGTACGCCTTCATAGGCTCCTTGAGCGTCTTTCTAACAATGAAAATGGTGACCTGCTTGAAGACAAAAAGCGGGTCTACCAGATCATTGATGACGCTGGGGAGATGTGGAAGGAGACGATGGCAAAGCAGCTTTTGCGTGAGCCAGAGTCCGAGTTTCGTATCCGAGGTTCCAACACCGGTCGCCCTCTCTGCCAGCTACAGATGGAGAAGATGGGCAAGCCTAAGTCTCGGATGCCCTACAATCATATCATCCGTATGATGCACGGTGATGCTATTGAATGTATCATCGAGATCTTACTTCGGGTTGCAGACTTTAACATCACCGGCGGCAAGGACAAGGTCACGCTAGAGGTAGAAGGCACCACCATTAAAGGTGAGTCTGATATCGATATTGATGACAAGGTCTGGGACACGAAGTCTGCCAGCCCGTGGGCGTTCTCCAACAAGTGGAGCAACGGCTTCGAGGGATTGGATAAGAGCGATGACTTTGGTTACGTCAATCAACTCTACGTCTACTCTATGGCGCAGAAGAAAGACCCCGGCGGCTGGATCGTCGTGGACAAGTCTTCTGGCCATGTGAAGTTTGTCGAGTGCCCTGATCAGCCTAAGCGCAAAGAACAGGTGCTGGCTTCTATTAAGGACAAGATAGACAACATCGACGGCGAGTTTAAGCGTTGCTTTGAACCAGAGGATGAGACCTTCCGTAGAAAGCCTACCGGCTCTAAGCGGCTGCCGTCTCAGTGTAGCTTCTGTAACTATCTAGGTTCGTGCTGGCCTAAGGCCCAGTTCCTTCCTCAGACAGGTTCAGAGGCCAAATCGCCACGACATTACTGGTACACAGAGTACAAAGGCGAAGTGCTTGATGGCGATCAAACCTAGTTCCGCTAAGGCCAAAGGCCGCCGACATCAGCAGTGGGTGAGGGATCAGATCTTAGAACTATTCCCTAAGCTGGAGCCGGACGATGTCCGTAGCACCAGTATGGGGGCCGGTGGAGAGGATGTTCAACTCTCGCCTGCCGCTAGGAAACTCTTTCCCTACTCGGTTGAGTGCAAGGCCCTAAAGCAGATCGGCGTCTACAAGTTCATAGAACAAGCAGAGTCCAACTGTCCGGCCAATGCAGAGCCACTAGCCATCATCAAAGCAGACCGCCGCAAGCCTCTGGCGGTCTTAGATGCAGAACACTTTTTCAAACTGATTGGAAAAAAGAAATGAATGACTTTCCCGACATGCCTGAGGACACCCTACACCTTCGACTTAAAGTCTTAGGCGACGGTGACTTGGAGGTCTTCTGTGGCCACAACCTGAGCGAAGACATGCCAGAGGCCGAGGCCCTCTACTACATGGATCTACTCAGCGGTCTGCATATGACCCTAAGCAGTGCAGTAGACCACCTAATTATGCAGGGGCAGATGCTTCGGACGATNCAAGAGCAGGAAGAAGAAGACGAGTTGGTCTTCGAGCCTGATGAAGAACTGCTCAAGTCTATCGCCGACAAGAAGATAATCCCCTTTGATAAGAAGAAGTTAAACTGATGACGGACACAATAGACCTATCCGACGTAACCCTGTCTCTCGAAGAGGACATGGTAAACCACCCGCCTCACTACAATCAGTCCGGCATTGAGTGCATCGAGGCCATCTACCACGCCTTGGGCGAGGACGGCTACATGTCCTACTGCCAAGGTAACGCCATGAAATATCTGTGGCGTTATCAGTACAAAGGCGCACCGGTCGAGGATCTCAAGAAGGCCCGTTGGTACATCCGCCAAATCCTAGAAGTACTGGAATAATGAACTGCTGGTACTGCCGGACAGGCGAAATGATTTGGGGTGGCGACCACGACATTGAGGACGACAGCCCCTTCAGCTTCGAGACCAGTTTTACTTGTAACAACGAAGAGTGCCGAGCCGAGGCCACCTTCTATAGCAGGAAAGAAGAAGATGAATTTTGAGGACTACCAAACACAGGCATCTAAGACAGCCATCTACCCTGATGCAGATGTAATCATCTACCCAGCCTTAGGCCTACTCAGCGAGAGTGGCGAAGTGGCCGGTAAGATCAAGAAGGTACTGCGGGATAAGAACGGCTATTTCAGCCCGGATGACCGAGTAGAAATAGCCAAGGAGGTCGGCGACACTCTTTGGTACATTGCATCCCTTTGCACCGACTTAGGTATCGGGATGGAAACAGTCGCCCAACAAAACCTAGACAAGTTGAACAGTCGAATGGCTCGGGGCGTTCTCGGCGGCTCCGGCGACAATCGATAGCAGGAGAGCAGAATGAATAACTATCTACCAACTGACTACCAAGCATTTATCCACACCAGCCGCTACGCACGTTGGCTTGAAGATGAGGGACGCCGTGAAACATGGGGCGAGACCGTAGGCCGCTATGTGGACAATATCGTTGCTACGGTAGTTCCTGATGAAAAGGTACAGAGCGAGATTGCAGAGGCCATCACAGGACTAGAAGTAATGCCATCGATGCGTTCTATGATGACCGCAGGCACCGCAGCCAACCGTGACAACACTTGTATGTACAACTGTTCGTACTTGGCCATCGACGATCCCAAGGCCTTTGATGAAGCAATGTTCATCCTGCTATGTGGTACGGGTGTCGGGTTCTCCTGTGAGCGGCAGTACATCAAGAACCTACCAGAAGTCCCCGAGACGCTATTCGATAGCGATACTACCATTGTGGTCAAGGACAGCAAAGAGGGTTGGGCTAAAGCCTACCGTCTGTTGATCAGTATGCTCTACGCAGGTGAAGTACCTAAGTGGGATGTGAGCAAGGTACGTCCTGCCGGTGCCCGTCTTAAAACATTTGGTGGTCGTGCATCCGGCCCAGCGCCTCTAGTAGA